CTGAGATAATACAAACAAACGAAGTATTTACGGCAAAAAAGATTAGTCGTGAAAAGTCGATTGGATTAGAAAATTACCGATGTTGGGAAAACGTTATAAAGAACGTTTGGATGATGTTGGGAAAACGATAAATCAGGAGGATGAAAATGAAAAAATTATTATTAGGAATTGCAATTTTAGGATTGACAGGAAGCTGTGCAAGATGGGAAGATACTCAAAAAGATTGGGAGAGTGATACGAAAGGGCTAAAAAGGACAGTACAAATTTATACTCTCGACGGAAAATTGTTAAAGGAATACAAAGGGCTGATAAGAGTAAGAGATTCGGATGAGAGCGGAAGAATATCATTAAACTTAATAAGCGAAAACAATCGTAGAGTTACAATTGATAATGCGATTGTAATAACAGAGGAGGAATAAGAATGGATAAAGAAGTGGAACTGTTGGCTAAAAAAGTTATAATTGTAAAAAATGTAATAAGCAGAATTATTGGAAATATAACTATATTCTTAGTAGCTGTAAAACTGTTTAGGCTGATTCAGATTAGCTGGTTAATGACTTTTTTGCCTTGGATAACAACATTCTCAATATTTTTTATAGCGAGAATTTTAGAACACGCTTTTGTTGGATACGCTTGTTTGAATCCAGAAGAAAAAGACAACGAAAAGATGTTTATTTTTTTCAGAAAAATTATAAAAGGATAGTGTACAAAAATTTTTAAAAGGCTTGAAAATATAGAGAAAATAAGGTATAATAAAGGGGTAATAAAATGCTTACTAAAGAGCAGATAAGACAAATTGAAAACAATAAAAATCTTTTTCACTTTATAGTGATTTTGCTAGAAGAGATGAAGAAAAAAGGAGAAAGAGAAATGACAATTGTTTTCAATAATGGAAAAGTAATCAAAAGAAAAAAAACAAATACAATTGGATAAAGGCAAGAGTTATGAAAGTTAATGAGCCGATTTATATGTAGATTAGGAATAGTCTATTTATAAGTCGGCTTTTTTTTGTCTAAAAAACTAAAAAGGTAAAGGAAAAATGAAAAATGAAAACATAAAATTATTAATCAGGAATGAATTTGAAAATGGTGCAGGAGTCACCGAACTATCCCAAAAATATAAAATTAGTGCAAATACCATTAACAGCTGGAAAAAAAGAGAAAAATGGCAAAAAAAAGTTGCACCAAAAGGAAATGCACCAAATTCTAAAAAATGCACCAAAAATAAAACTGGTGCAAACGATAAGGAAACACAGATAAAATCAGACATAATTAATGATATTTCTAAAGAAGAAATTTTGGAAAAACATGGAATAAAAAAGACTAAATATTACGATATTAAAAAAAGTGTAAGACAGATTCAGATAGAACAAAGCGAGAAAGTTTTAAATGAAATTGCAACAAAAAAATATAATAACGCAGTCGAAAGGTTAAAAAGGATAATCGAGGAAAAAGAAAAACTGGAAACTAGAATTCTTGAAACTACAGATAAAGAAGAAATGTCAATGATTAAACAAAAGTTGGAACTTCTGAAAGAATTTGAAAAAGATATAAAAGTGAATGCTAGAGTTATTTCTGATTATAGACAAGCAGAGCTAGAGGAACAACTTGTAAATAATGAATTAAGTAGAAATGCTTTAGAGATCCAAAAAGAACGTTTAGAGATTGAGAAGGCTAAAATCAAAAACAATGATGACAAGGATTTAGAAAAAGAAAAAGAAATGATTGAGCTATTAAAAAATATAACAGAAAAGGTTGAAAAAGATGAATGATTTAACACCCAAACAGTACGAAGTATTGAAAGAATTTAATAAAGAACAGCCAAGAATAACAATTTTGACAGGAGCAAAAAGAAGCGGAAAAACATTTTTAAATAATTTTTTGATGTTATCGCACATTGCAACATTAGCCAATCAAAATCTTAATTTTATTATAATTGGAGCAACGAGCGGAAGTATTTGGCGGAACGTCTTGAACGACTGGGAAACAATGTTAAGGAAACAATTTAAGCCAAAAAAAGACGGAAGTTTCAAACTTTTTGGAAATAATGTTTATTTATTCGGTGGAGAAAAGGCAGACAGCTGGAGGAAGATGAGAGGGATGACCTCTCATGGCACTTATATAAATGAGGCAACAGCATTACATCAAACTTTTATAACAGAAGCTTTTTCAAGAACATCAGGGGAAGGTGCAAAAATATTTATTGATACCAATCCAGATAATCCTGCTCATTTCGTAAAAAAGAATTATATAGATAACGCTGGAGACAGATTAGAAAACGGCAGATTAAATATTCTAGTTAGTAATTTTAAACTTGATGATAACGTTTTTCTTAATAAAGAATACGTGGATTCTATTAAAAAGACAACTCCACGAGGAGCAACTTATGATAGAGACGTTTTAGGATTGTGGGTAGCTCAAGAAGGGGTTGTATTCGCTGATTTTTCTGAAAAAGAAAATGTAATTGAGAATATAGAAGATGTCAAAATAAAGGAATATTACATTGGAGTTGACTGGGGATTTGAGCATTACGGAACATTGGTAGTTATTGGAGTGGATTTTGAAGATAATTACTATATCGTTGAAGTTATAGCGAAACAGCATAAGTATTTTGATTACTGGAAAATGCTTATTTTGCAGAAATATAAGAAGTATCAAGTTTCAAGGGTGTTTTGTGATAGTGCTAGAACTGAATATGTACAAGGGTTACTAGATCTTGGAATAAATGCTGAAAATGCAAAAAAAGATGTAAAAGAAGGCATTGATTTGGTTGGAGCAATGTACAAAAGAAATACACTAAAGATTACAGAAAAGGCATTTAAAGGGAAATTTGAAGATGAAATTTATTCTTATGTGTGGGGGAAAAATGATGAGCCAGTTAAAGAAAATGATGATGTAATGGATGCAGTAAGATATGTTTTATATAGCTTGAAAAAAGATGAAGGTGGGATTGCTTATTTATATTAGGAAGGAGGGCTAATGACTAGAGAAGAAAGAACAAGAATTAAAACTTATTATGATAGGGAACAATATAGTAAATCAAATTTAAGTAAGAATATGCCAGGACTGTTTGACGGAACTGTGGAAATATTTAATCCGATTCGAGATATTGTAAAGGCTCTATCAAATACAGCTTTAAAAGATTTAGGAATAGAAAACGATAAACTAAAAGAAATTTGGGAAATTAATCAAATGACTACCTTCAGTAAAAAGATTGCTAAAGAAATGTATTTGAATGAAGAAGTATTTGTTGAAGTTATATTAACTCCAGATGAGCAAATTAGGTATATTTTACATAATGTAGACGATGTCGAATACACGGAAGTTTTTGGAGAAATTAAGAAATTTAAAGTTGAAGGGGAACAAGTTTATTTCGATGAAAACGGAGAAGAGCAAAGTAGAGAGTATTCGAGAGAGTATACGAAACTTGATACTGGAACTGTTAAAAGAACAGAAAAAATAGACAATGAGATAGTTGAAACTCCTTTTATTTTGGATAAAATTCCTGTTTCAAAATTTAAAAACGACAGCAACATTATAGAAGCATTGAATATTATCGATAAAATCAACGAAACTGAAAGTTACATTGGGAGAATATTTGGAATACACGGAGATCCTTGGCTTCACGCAAACGGAGTAAAACAATTTGCAGATGTTAATTCTAGTAATGAAAAGATTAAAAAAAATGCACAACTTTTGGAAGAGGCTAGATATAAAAAGAAAAGAATTATCAACACTCAAAATTCAAAAGAAATGGAAGCTAGTTTTAAATATATCGAATTGACAAATCCGTTAATCAGCGAAATGCAAAATGATATAGCAAGATTGGAAAAAAGATTATCAAATTTATTTCCTGAATATCTTTTAGTAGATACGGCAACGCAAAATGTTAGTGAAGAGACTTATTTGTTAAAGAATAATGGTCTTAAAACGAAAGTTGCAAGTTTTAGAGAGGACTTTATAAAAAGTTTGCTAGAATTAGACAAAATTGCGTTGGAATTGTCAGGAAGTTCGGATGAATTAACTGAAAACGATTATACATATTTTGATACATTTATGGAAAATGAAAAGAGTTCTAAATTAACAACTTTATCATTAGCTCTTGATGTAATAAGCAAGGCGAAAGATATTGATGAAGAATATAAACTTAAAAAATTAATAGAAAAAGTGACAGATGACACTTTGCAGGATTTGAGTGGTTTGTATGATTAAGATAGATTTTAAATGGGATCATAAAGTTGAGAAAAAGTTATTTAATTTTTTTAGAAGAAAAGCATTTTCAATATTTAGTGGCAAAAAAACAGATATTGATTATTCAAATTTAATGAAAATATTTGTTAATTATAGCATTTCTTGTGAGAAAAAATTTAAGAAAATAAAGAATATAGATGTAAAAAAGCATATAGAAATAGCGATAAAACAAATAAAAGAGATAAAAGAATGGCAAAACAATCTAAATAATTATGTTGAAGAAAATAAAGAAAAAGATAATTTGAAAGATGTATTAAGAAATAATGCAAAATTTAGAGCTAGAAATATGCTTGGCAATTATTATAAAGACTTTTTGAAAGAAATAGTTGCAAGTGAAAGCGAATATTTCGAGTGGAATACAATGGGAGATGAACGTGTTAGACCAACACACGAAGCAAGAGATGGACAAATTTATAACTGGGATAATGCCGAGATAGTCCCTGGAGAAGAGCCAGGGTGCAGATGTTGGGCTACAGTTTATTTTCCAGATTCAAAAGAGGAAATCAAAAATATAAATCAAAATTCTTGAGAGTTGAAAGATTACGAATCATTTTATGAGTTGTTTGATATCAAATCTCAAAAATTTATAGAGTATCAATACTGTAAATCATTTTATGAGTTACAGCAAATAATCTAAAAAACAAGGAGAA